AGATAATGCAGGTGCTACAAGCACTTCATCTGGTGCTTTACAAAGTGCTGGTGGCCTTGGTGTAGCTGAAAATGCTTACATTGGTGGCATATTAGACGTAACAGGTGCCGCAACACTAGATAGTACATTAAGTGTTGGTGGCGAAGCAACATTAGCAAGTGCTATAGTTAGTGACTTAACAGCAGGTCGTGTTGTATTAGCTGGTACTTCAGGTGCTATTGAAGATTCAACAAACTTAACGTTTGATGGATCAACACTAGCAGTTACTGGTGCGGCAACAGTGTCAACAACACTTGGTGTTACAGGTGCTACAACATTAAGTTCAACACTTGGTGTTACTGGTGCTACAACATTAAGTAGTACATTAGGTGTTACAGGTGCTACAACTTTAAGTTCAACACTTGATGTTACAGGTGCTACAACTTTAAGTTCAAGTCTTGATGTTACAGGTGCAACTAACTTAAACGACACAACAACTTCAACAAGTAACACTACAGGTGCTTTAATAGTAGACGGCGGCTTCGGTCTTGCTGAAAACTTTAATATGGGCGGTGACGCTGATATTGACGGCACAATAACTGTAGGTGGTGCGGCAACTTTAAGTAGTACATTAGGTGTTACTGGTGCTACAACTTTAAGTTCAACACTTGATGTTACTGGTGCAACTAACTTAAACGATACAACTGACTCAACAAGTCCAACTACAGGTGCGTTAATTGTTGATGGTGGTGTTGGCGTTGCTAAATCTTTAGTAACAGGCGCAGGCGCTATAATTAACGATGACCAAACAGCTGGTGCGGACTTTACTGTTAAATCAGACAACAGTACAACAATGTTATACATTGATGGTACAAATGACCAAATGGTTATTGGTGGTAGTAATACTTCAGTAACTACTGGATCTGTTGTTAAGTTTAACACTGTTGACTCAATCCACTTACCAACTGGTACAACTGCACAACGTCCTACTGGTGTAGCAGGTATGATCCGTTTCAACAACTCTACAAGTAACTTAGAGTTCTATAACGGCTCAAGTTGGCAGTCAGCACAGGGTTCATTTACTGTTATTGCTTCAGAAACATTTGATGGTGATGATTCAACAACAGCATTTACACTGAGTGATTCACAAACAACAGCATCATGTATTGTTAGTGTTAACGGTATTGTACAGCAACCAACAGAATCATACGCTGTTAGTGGTACTACATTAACATTTACTGAAGCTCCAGAAACTGGTGACAAAATTGAAGTTCGTAAGTTAACAACTACAACTACAGTTTCATCACTAAGTGATGGCGCAACAGAGTTTAGTACAAGTGGCGACAACGGCGCAAAAATCATCCATGATGAAACTGGCGTAACAGTTGGTACAAGTGCTACAACAATTGACTCATTTGCAACAACAGCCTATCGCAGTGCTGAGTACTTAGTACAAGGCCAAAATGCGGCTGGTGATGCTTGGGAAGTTGCTAAGATATTGTTAGTGCATGATGGCTCAACAGCTACTATCGTAGTATACGGTGTTACTGATACAGGTTCAGACGATTGGACTTACTCAGCAACAGTTAGTGGTGGTGACGTATTATTACAAGCTACTGCTGGCGAAGCTGGTACTACAGTTAAAGTGTTCCCTACATACATTGTAGCGTAATTACTTTAAGTAATATTTAAAAGGACGGCTTTTAGTCGTCCTTTTTTTATGAACAATAAATAATAATATGCTTACAGAAAAGAAATATAGAAAAGATTACCAAGGTGAAAAGATAGTTACAAATAGAACATATACTAAAGGTGTATGGGAAGATGTTACTGAATTTATTCCGAATGTAGTTTCAAATGATCAAATATCAAACCGGGCCTGTGTAATTGGCAATGGACTATATCGAGAAGGCTTTAAAATGTCAGCTTTTCTTAAACCACAAGGTTTGTTAGGTGCTGATACTTTACAAACATATGGGTGTAATGCTCTATATAGAGATTTTGCTCCAGACTTTCTTGTAGCAACAGGTAAACAAATAGTTAAAGAATTAGCAGAATCAGAATACTGCGATAATAATATAGTCTATTCATCTGCTAACAATTTAGTAAAATACCCTAAAAAGTTTTATCTAATACCTCATAATTCTTATATAGATGCAGGAACTACTGCTATGTATCTAGCGGCTTTTGATGGGCATAAAACGATTTATCTATTAGGGCATGATTATAACAATGAAGGTATGAGCAGTAACATATATGCTGATACTTCAGGATATGCGTCACGTGATCATGTACAAGATTGGTCAAAAATAATCAGAGCAAAAAGGCACATGTTTGATTTGTATGACGATGTTGACTGGGTGTGGGTAACGCCATATGGTATGAATCAAATACATCCTGAATGGCAACCGTGTACTAATCTAAGACAGTTGAGTACTAAAGCATTTATGAACGAAACTAATCTTAATTAAATAATTCTTCAAACGTTTTTAATTTTTCTACAATAGATTCAAAATTAATTGTACGCCATACTCCTGGATGTAAAGGTTTAGGATGATCTTTTAAGTGTACCCAACAGTAGCCACGATGTTCATTGTTTAAGTCAGGAATAAATTCTTCTTCAACAGGTAAAATAAATGTGTGATAAAAAAACTTACCGTTATCGCTAGTAAACTTTTCAATTGGAATCACTTTATGTTCGCTAAAATCAACACCAACTTCTTCTCTAATTTCTCGATATAAAGTGTCTATTAGATTTTCTCCTGGGTCAACTTTTCCGCCAGACAGTCCCCAAGTTCCATCAAATTTACCATTACTTCTAAGTAAAAAAAGATATCTTTGAGTTGAGATACAGTATATGAAAGCACCTGTGCCTTCTAGATTACTAAGGTCCATTCTCCGGCTTTGTACTCGCCTTCCCAACTTTTGACCCAAGTCTTGCTTATCCATTTATATTGAGTTCCAGTATTTAAGTTACTAACATATTGTACACTATCTTGATTGACACTGTCAAATACCACTGACCAATTAGTACCGTCATATTCAATAATATCATTTGCATTTGCAACTAGATCGCCCCATAAAGGCGCTTGGTTATCTGCTGAATTATCAAAACTTCCGATATCATCTAATATTAAAAATCTAGTACCACTAGTAGCACTTTCAACAGTAGTAACTACAGTATTTTTTCTAGGATCAATAATAGCATCAATTGAATCTAATGTGTTAGTTGGGTATGTATCAACGTCAGCATTAAATAATAATAGTGAATCATCAGTTGGATGATAACTAACAGTACCAACAACTTCAGTTCGTTCATCATCTGCTAACAGTCTTACTTGACTGATGCCATTTTCTAAAACACCATATATATTAATTAAACTCTTCCAAATATCTTTTGTTCCTACCTTAACTGGACTATCCAGCGTTGGTTCTCTAGGATCTTCCATTTCGTTGTATTTTAACAGTGTTAAAGTATTACCTACTAGTAATACACCATAGTCTAATGGAGTAAAGTATTGTCTTTGTCCTAATAGATTGGCGTCTGAATAAGCGGCACTTGTTAAATCGCCTTGTGCATCATGTATAGATGAAATAATTTTTTGAATAACACCTAACTTTTTAATTTTAGCAGGAGGGCTAATCCATACTGGTAATTTAAAAGTTAACGTAGCAACGTCAATTGGATTTTCTGTACCAATTGGCACCGAACGTGAAGTCCAGTTTGGACTTTCTAAAACTACCATACTTAAACTGGTCCAGTCAACATAGTTATCAGTTGATTGTACTTCAAGAGCCGGATTAAACAATACAACTAGTTGTTCTAGTAATTGTAATTTTTGTTTGGTATTTGATGTCCATATATCTAGTTTAAGTTCTAGTGTATATGGAACCGGCATTAGTCGTTCAATACTAAATGCGTTACCTTGTCCTGATTCATATTCACCAGTGGACTCATTGTACTCTCTGGTTCTAATATTCATTTTGCCTATATAATTAGGCTCTTGCACTCTATCTCTATCGTAAGTAATATTATTAATAAACACAGTCATAGCAGGAACTGCCTGCATGGCATTTTCGCTGTTGTTTGTTATAATTTGTGCTACCTGACGACTACTATCACCATAGTAAACAGGAACACGCTGTAAGGTTTTATTACCACTACGATCTTTACCAAACTCTACTTGAAACCCTGAAACCATTCTTATAAATTGAATTAAGAATCTCTCAATTTGAGCATCATAAAAAAATTGTTGATTTGCCGCCATTAATTATCCGCCGTTGGTTTAAATGCGTCACTTAAACTTTGACGCTGAACTGTTACATTAGCAAACACTGTGTATTCTAATACATCATTTTCAGTTAGTGTATTAGTTAATGTAATTGCTATATTACCGCTACTGTTACTTAGTGTGTTAGTAACTTCAGTACCATTAATCATTGTTCTAGCACCATAAGTTGAAACATATGGAGTTTTAGTTACAACCGTTAATGAACTTAGTGTAAATGTCTGTGTGTGAGCATTTGCTTCAGGAGTATATGGGTCACTGACTTTAATCGCGTCCCAACCTAATGCGTTAGTGTAGTATGCTTGACTATTGTTCATAAAACTACTGCGTTGAGTTTTACTTTCTGCCCCTGGAGTTAGTGTAGTTCTCACATTATCCTCTAATTTAACCCAACGCTTACCATCAAATCTAAATAGTCTGTTAGGTTTATAATCTAATCTTAAGAAGTAGTCACCTACTTGTGAACCACCCGGAAATGCAATACCACTTGATACTTCTGTACCATTTGGTGGTAACGCATTTTCTGTTAAGTATCCTTTAACTTCTGGGTATATTGGTTCAGCCTTAACTGATGAAGCGTCTGGAGTACCGTCTGCATCACTAGCATCTACATTAACTTCACTAGCGTCTGCGCCGTCTGGATTACCTGGGTATCCGTCTGCTGTTACTGGTGCTTGATATATAAATGTTGTGTCGTAGCCTGATTTTGGAACTTCATCTTCTGCACGATCAACGATAGC